AACGTCTACCCGAAGGGGTCATTATTAAAAAAACTGTAGGGGGTTTTTCCTATGGAATTGGTGATGAGGAACGATATACAAAGAAAAGTCGAGCACGTTTAGCTGTTAAGGAAGCAGGAATATATGGAAAAATTCATAGAGAAAAATTCGTACCTGATCTTTATAAGTTTTCTAGTCCAAAAGATAGATTAAAATTAATTCAAGGTCTCATGGATACAGATGGTTGTGGTTGTACTAATGGAGCAATTTTTAGTACAATATCAATCATGTTAGCCAAAGACTTAGCTTTTCTTGTTCAGTCTTTAGGTGGAACAGCGACTTTTAACGCTAAATATGATAAAAGATATGATCGAGATGGATATTATGTTCACATTATTTTACCAGAAAATATGATTCCATTTAAATTAAAAAGAAAAATTGATAAACTTTCTAAGAGAAAACATCCTCAATTAAAAACTATTTTTGATATATCATATAAAGGTAAGGCTGAAGTAAAATGTATTTCAATTGATTCAGAAAATGGTTTATATTTGACAAATGACTTTATTGTAACGCATAATTCAGCACACTACGAGAGGCCAGATAGGATAGAAGCTGCACTGGGGGATAATACTGATGTGCAGATAGACATTTCGTCGGTGCATGGGAATGGGAACATCTTTCATAGACGCCGATTAGCTGGTGAAATATATAATCCGAATAACAAACCTGCAAGGGGAGTTACTCGGATTTTTATAATGGACTGGAGAGATCATCCAGGGAAGAATCAGGAGTGGTATGACGCGCGAAAAAAGAAAGCCGAGGGTGAGGGTCTACTGCACGTGTTTTATCAAGAAGTGGACAGGGACTATTCGTCTGCGATTGAAGGTATACTGATACCTGGTGCTTGGGTAAGGGCGGCAATAGATGCACACATTACGCTGGGTTTCGAGGCAGAAGGAAAGCACAAAGCAGGGTTGGATCCATATGACGAAGGGATGGATGCACATGCATTCGTGTCTGTGAAAGGTTCGGTGTTTACTTATGCGGAAGTGTGGTCGGATGGTGATACAGGGCAAGCAGCGAATAAAGCTGTGGAATTGTGTCGGGACCTGAAAGTTCGGCATTTGCAATATGATGCTCCAGGGGTTGGTGCTGGTGTAAAGGCAGAAACAAATCGAATGCGGAGGGCAGGTGAGCTGCCGAAGTATCTGCGTGTTGTTCCGTTTAACCCGGGGGGCAAGGTTATGCGGCCCTCTGAGCGGATTTCTGTGGAAGAAGATGCTGCACAGATGATAAAGCATGTGGATGTTGATCCAGATGATATACAGTCCCCGAAGAATAGGGATTTCTATAAAAACTTGAAATCCCAGGGGGGTTGGACCCTTCGGCGTCGTTTTGAACGGACATACGCGGCTCTTACACAGGGGGTTTCGTACGATCCTGCCTATCTTATATCCATTCCATCGGGACTTCCTCATAGAACCGAACTAGAACATGAACTTAGTCAGCCGACGTACAAAAAAGATCCTTCAGGTAAAATTTTGATTAATAAAAAGCCCGATGGGACTAAATCACCGAATCTGTTTGATTCTGCTGTGATTGCAACACATGAAGTGACTGTGTTTGATCCAAATGAATTGATAGTTGTCGGTGGTCCAGATGGCTCGAAAGAACAAAGGGTAGCCTAATGTTTGATAAACTTAAAAGTTATGTCGTTGAGAAATTAGCGTCTGCTCCTACTGCTGAATTAGGTGTTGACGGAGCGAAAATTTCAAACGGGTTTGTTTATGATGAATTTCTTACTCAGTTAGTTGGTGATCGAGGGAGAAAGATTTATAGAGAAATGCGAGACAATGATGCTACTGTGAATGCTGTTATTTTTGCAATTGAAATGATTCTTCGAAATGTCGACTGGCGCATCGAAGAAAATAAGAATACAAAAGGAACTCCTGCTGCAGAGAAAGCAAAGGAGTTTGTCGAGAGTGTCTTATTTGAAGATATGGAGCACACCTGGGATGATTTTATTACTGATGTTTTAACGGCTCTGACATTCGGGTGGGAATATACTGAGATTGTCTTCAAACGAAGGATTGGACCTGACCAACTTGACCCGAAAAATAAGTCAAACTTTACTGATGGAGCAATTGGTATTCGGAAGTTAGGGATCAGGGCACAGGAAACCTTGCATAGATGGAATATTGATGACAATGGATATCTTCTTGGTATGTATCAGCAACCTCCACAGGGTGGTGGTATTAAATATATACCGATAACAAAAGCACTCTTGTTTCGTCCTCATCCGCATAAAGGATCTCCTGAGGGTCGATCTGTTCTTCGTGGTGCATATCGGTCTTGGTTCTTTCTGAAAAACATACAAGAGATCGAATCTATTGCAATTGAGCGTGAGTTAAATGGTCTGCCTGTTGTAAAAATTCCAAATAAAATCTTAAACGGGACAACTGCTGAAGCAATTGCTGCAAAAGCTGCTTACATAAAACTTGTTAGAGACATTAAGTTTAATGAGCAAGGTGGTGTTGTCCTCCCGTCTGATCCTTATTATGACGCAGATGGAAAACCTACTTCTATTCCCCAGGTCGATCTTCAACTCCTGGCATCCACGGGCACCCGTGCAATATCAACTACTGAAGTTATTCTTCGTTATCAGAGAGAGATTGCACGTACAGTTATGGCGGACTTTCTTATGCTTGGTTCTAATGACCGAGGATCCTTTGCCATGTCAAAAGATAAATCTAGCCTCTTTGTTAAAGCAACAGAAGGTTGGTTGGATGCAATTGCAGACACAGTTAATAAGTCTTTAATTACAAAATTGTGGGCAATTAATCGGTTTGATACGAGTGTTATGCCGTCATTACAGCCAGGGAGAGTCGCTCCTGTGGATTTGGATGAGCTAGGTAAGTATATAAGTGATCTCGCGCGGGCGGGCGCTCCATTATTTCCAGACGAGGAACTTGAGGAAAAACTTCGGGTGTCAGCTGATCTTCCAATAAGATCTGGTGATTTAGAGGATATTCCAGTTTTGCCAGTTATAGAAGAAGGTGATGATGTCTGATCAGTTAATAAATATTGCGTCTAAGTTTGAATCTAAACTGGAAGCGTCATTGTTACGGGCATTTGCTGTAATTAAGTCTGAGGTTACTCTTGATGTTTTAGAAACTACAATACGTACACAAGGGTTAACTGGAGTTGTTCAGGTATTAGCAAATTTGCAGATTGAAGGAATCATTGAAAAAGAAATAATTAGCGATATAACAAATGCTATTAATGAGAGTGGTCGTCAGATTATTTCAGTTATTCCCTCGGGAGCTTTTACTGAAAAAGTTTTCTTTTATAACATATTAAATCCTATTACTGCAGAATATATACGGAGTTATCAATTAAGTTTAGTTCAGACTATTAGTTCAAATACTCGAGTAGCTATTAAAAATAGTCTTGAGGCTAATTTTATTGCTGGAAATAATCCAAGACAAACTGCGAAAGATTTTGTAGATACTATTGGATTGACTCCTCGGCAAGAACTTGCTGTTAGAAATTACAAGGGTTATTTAGAAAATCTTGATAGTCAATCCTTGCAAAGACAATTGAGAGATCCCAAGTTTGATAAGATAATTCGTAATGCTATCTCAAATAAGCAAAATTTGTCAGAAGCACAGATTGATCGAATGGTTAATGCATATAGAAAACGATATGTTAATTATAGAGCAACAACTATTGCTCGTACTGAGGCTTTAAGAGCAGTTTCTATTGGTGAATATTCATCTGCAATTCAGGCAGTACAGTCTGGAGCAGTTGATGGTGATATTGTAAAACGATTTTGGATTTATAAAGATGATAAAAGAACTCGAAATAGTCATCGTCAAATTCCAACATTAAATCCAAATGGGGTGGGAGTTGATCAGCCCTTTATTACCCCATTTGGTCCATTGTTGTTCCCTAGAGATCCCAGAGGGACTGCAGCAAATACAGTTAATTGTCGATGTCATGTTGTCTACAGGATAATCGACTAAGGAGATTTTTATGAGACAACTTCAGCATAA